AATGTATTGGGCTTTGATTGGTTTGGTTCTTGATAATCAAGATTACTTTCAATCAAAGGACCAGCTCTCTCATTACATTAAATTAAAGATTGGTCATGTAGACATTGTTAAATACAAGGGTGAGGTTATTGAAATCCCTAAATCAATATCATTTAGTTCAACTAAACAGGAAGAATTTAATTCCTTTATTGATAGGGCAATAGACTTTATAATATCAGACGAGGGTTTGTGGCCAGGTGTAGAGAGGGATACTGTGTTGAATGAAGTGTATGATATCATAGGGATTAATTATGCTTGAAATTCTTAGCTTGGGAGCAGGGGTACAGTCATCAACAATGGCTTTGATGGCGGCACAAGGTGAGATAAAACCTATGCCAGACTGTGCTATATTTTCAGATACAGGTTGGGAGCCTCCAAAGGTTTATAAATGGTTAGATTGGTTAGAAAACCAACTTCCTTTTCCAGTGTACCGGGTTCAAGAAGGAAATATTCTTGATGATCTTTTAAATGGTAATCAAAAAAATTATACAACAATACCTTTTTACCTAGGAAAAGATGGCAAAAGAATAAGCATGGGGAGAAGGCAATGCACAAGTCAATATAAATTAGTGCCTATTAGAAAAAAAATTAGGGAATTAATGGGTCTTAAAAAATATCAAAAGGCTCCAAAAGGTATAGGGGTTAGGCTTTGGATTGGAATTTCCACTGATGAAATGCTAAGAATGAAACCCAACAGGGATATTTATATTGAAAACGTATGGCCTTTGATTGAACTTGAAATGAGTAGGACAGGTTGTTTAGATTGGATGAATAAAAACAATCACCCTAAACCTTCTAAATCATCATGCATTGGCTGCCCATTTCATTCAAACGCTGATTGGGTTGAAATGAAAAACAATGCTCCAGATGAGTGGAATCATGCAATAAAAATTGATTCTATTATAAGGCAGCCTAGTGAATACAATAAAAACAAAGATCTCTTGCAGTATATGCACAGAAGATGCTTACCTCTTGCAGAGGCTGTTCTTTTAGATGAAGAACCAAATGATCAGTTAAATTTATTTAATAATGAATGTGAGGGTATGTGTGGAGTTTAGGTGTTAAGGGATAAGAAATGGTTGGCGGTAGTCAGAAGGAAGCTTCCTTGTGTAGTTTGCCTCCAGTCCCCCTGTGATCCTGCTCACATTCGCATAGGTTTTAATGGTGTTGGTATAAAACCTGGTGACGATAAGGTTCTTCCTTTATGTAGGATTCACCATAGTGAACAGCATCACATTGGAGAGAAAACATTTTGGAAAAGATTAGGAATAAATCCTTTGGATCTTGCTGAGAAAATTTATAACAAGGATGCCGCTAAAGCATCCTTGTTAATCAAGCAAGAGAGATTATCCAAATAATATTATACTTATAGTTGCAATAAAGATTACGAGCGACACACCAAAAACTATTCCAATAGTAAAGTTAAATACTTCTTTAAATATATTCATATGATTATCCTAATATTACAAAAAAGATTATTGTCACATTGACTACCCACGCAGAAACAACCGCAGTGGGGAATATTTTAGGCTCGTGTCTTGTTATAAACCAAAACCAAATAGCTGGAGATATAGTAAATAAAAATGACACGACTAGATTAAAGTGGTGAATATCCATGTATCTTTCCTTATGATACTTTTCGAAAACCTTCTTTAACTGTAAGTGCTGGAAACTTAAATTGGTGATTACCCGATTCGCAAATAATGGGGTATTCCCTTGCTCTTTTCGCAAGCCCAATAACGGTATATGATTTTCCTTTATGGATAAATTCTTTTCCTAACCACTCAGGTTTTAACCCAAACCTTTCGCACATATTTTTATAGTCTATAGATTCGGGGGTAAAAAGCTCCCCGTCTTTTGATTCAAGATTAGCCACAAGCTTTGCAGTAAAATTATAATCTCTATACGAAACACTGCCTAATTTAATCTCAATACCAAAAGTTCTGCCAATCAATCCAAGACTATTGTTGATAGCCTCCCTTAATTGTTTTAGGTTTTCTTTGTTGAAGGTTTCAATTTTCTCTACTCTCATAATATTCTCCTAATGTGTTATGTGTTTAGATAGTTCTATGTCAGGATCATCTATAAACTGATCTAACATTCCGTGTATAACTCCTTTTAAATGGTCTGAATCTATGTCATTTAATTTCTCCTTTACAATAACTTTGTGATAAAGCGAAGCACATACTAAACAAGCAAAGAGCTTGACTGTGTCGTGATGTTCAATAGGTATATCTATGGGCTGTCCTTCTATAAATTCAATAAGAGATTGGCTTAAACGCCCAGCTAAATCTAAAGCAGTTTCTGCTGTTTCTTTTGTTTCAAAATCCATCATGATAAAAGTTCTTCTAGTTTTCGCACATCCTTTATCATTGTAGATAAAACAATTTGTGCTTGTGGATTTTCTTTAGTTATCCTGCTGAGTATATTTATCTCAGAGGAAACACTCATAAGGTATACCTCAACTAAACTTTGAGTCTCTGGTTTCTCTATCATTGCTCTCTCCTAGTTAATTAATCTAGATAACAGTACCGTAAACGCCTTCTCAGCAACACCTGGTACAACGCCATTGCCAAGTAATCTTAGTCTGTCTGTTCGGTTTTGATTTGAGTCCACCCCAATGGCAGACCCATGAGTTGCTCCACCCAGTTCGGGTTGAGCCTCAAAGACACGGGGTTCTTCCCATTCGTATTGGGGTTCGTTTGGTCTTGACGGCCACTGGTGGGATCGTACTCTGCCATCTGAGGTAGTGCATCCAGTCGGCTCCTCCCGTCCTTTCTGATTAAGCTTTCTGGCTTGTAACTTCCTTTCCAATCTCTGGACGTTGGCGTTGCCCACTGCTTTGTGCTGCCCTTCCTGTCCTTCTGGAGCTTGTCTCTCTCTGGCTCCCCCCTGATTGCAGGATGATTGTTCAATCCCTTCTGCCCGAAGTTCGCTCTGCCACCTATCTTGTCTGCCTCCGCTAATGTCGGAGTTGGCCAGTTCTCCAAAGTCTCCACTGCATCCCGAAGCTTGGCTCCGAACCATTGGTCTGACTTGTGTCTCTTCGATCTGAATCCCTGATCCGATAGCTCCGTTTCGATTGGACCTCCCTCCGCATCTGATGTCCGTGCTGTCGGCCAGTTGATTACTTCCTCCCGCAGATTCTTGCATCCTCCTTTGTTGGCTGCTTCCGATCTTTCTTCTGGCTTCCTCACTACGTTGATATGATCCATCACTTGTGGAGTAGCCCAAGATAAAGACTCGCTTTCTCTGATGTGGTGCGCCAATTTCTTCCGCTGAGAATACTCCTGCCGTTGCTGAGTAACCCACTTCTTCCAAGCTTCTGAGGACATATTGGAGAACGGATTCTCCGTCTTTTGTTTTGCTTGAGATGATCCCTTCGACATTTTCAAGAAAGACAACTGAGGGTCGGCACTCTCTGATTCCTTCGAGGATGTAGGGGAAGATATGCCGGGGGTCTTCAGTCGATCTTTGAGAACCTGCTTGACTGAAAGGTTGGCAAGGGAATCCTCCCGATAAGATGTCCACGCATCCACGAAACTCTTTGAATGGGAAGGACTTAACGTCCGTGTATACAGGTGCTGGATCCAGTTGTTCCGTTTCAATCTTGTCAACCAAGTTTTGGATAGCGAAGGCTTCGATCTCCACATAAGCGACTGTTCGGCACTCTGGCAGAACTCGTCTGAGTCCAAGGTCGATTCCTCCGTATCCTGCACAGAGGGACAGATGCCGTATAGATTCTTTGGTATTATCCACATTTTACCTCCTAATATAATCTTGCGTGAGTAAGAAGATTCCAAATCTTATCAACAGGTTCGAGATCTCCTTGTGTTAATGAAGGATATGCATCCTTCTTGTTTCTAGAAAAGGCGCGGTTCACATGGTTCTCCATGAACCAATGTTTCTCACACCCCCCGACAACCTTGACTACATTCTCTCGGATAACACAAAGCATAGCAACATCAGCTTTGAATGAGTCAAGAGATTTAAATACAAGATGTCCATGGGGATGAAAGGTTGACTTGACATCAATGGATGTCTCACCTGACCACAAGTCTACACCTGAGTCTATTCCAAAATGGAATGGATCGTAGTCAATTTGATACAGTTTAGCAACTGCCATCTCTGCTTTGACTCCATTGATATCAATCTCTTGGTCGGATCGAGTGGTATCAATGCGTTGGTTCTTAACTCCCGAAGCACGGGCAAGTTGTGATCTAAACGCCCCAGCCTGCTCTGCCATAGAGATTTCTTTAGGGCTAAAGTATATTTTAAAACTCATTTTATTCCTCCTCAACATTACCTGTTATTTCACGATTTATTAATTCCGTAGCAATGATATCTCCATGAAAGTAATCTCCATTTTCTACTTTGTTTTTTGCTTCTTCTTCATTTTTAGCTGCGACTTGCACCCACTCTCCATACAGAGATGATTGCAATACATTATACATTTTCATAGCTCTCTCCTTTGTTAAAGCAGTTTCCATTTCATATGCCAGGCCTGACATAGGTGTCCAATTGATTTGAAGTCAGACGTTGCTGTTGCTCCGAACTCTCCCCAGTTCTCATCGAAATAGGTGCTGTAATCACTTACTCTTTCCTCACCTTCATTCCAATTGTTCCAATGGATAAAACCTAATCTCCTTTTATTGGAATCATATATTTCTATTGCACACTCATCATAATCATCTAACCTTCTTAAAGGATAAAGAAGTTGATGCCATTCATCTTCTTCATCAGTAGATAGTTTATAAAAACCATCTACACCAACTAAGGTTGGGACAAGTGTATGTGATAGTGGTAGTAATCCTGACATAATATTCTCCTATCTGTCTCTGCTAATCTCAAAGTCTTTGCCAAGCAGGTGGCTCATGAACGTGAGCATATGCCATACTGCAAGGTCATAAGGTTTTCTGTTTGTCTTACAAAAATTAAAACCATCATAATCAGAACGTGACCTGTTTGCTTTCTCTCTCTTTCTTTTTATGCAAAAATGCTCATGTGCGTTGTCACCTCTGCCATTAAAATTAATGATCTCTGGATCGTTCTTAAATACTTCGATGCAACCATCACCAATGTACTCTCTCAGGTACTCGACCTCTCTCTGTATTGTAATCCAGTTATGCTTTGAAATATCTTTATGTTGTGTCCAATAGTTTGTGTAACCCATAGTCTCTCTCCTTTTTGATCTCGTCAGATCTCTGTTTAAATACACCGATGATCTCCTTGTACGTTGCAAGGTCGGTAGTTTCTATTGTGTTTAATGCTTTTTTATTTACTCTCCACCAATCTTCAAGAGACTTACGTGTCTTACAGACAGAGGAGAACTCCTTGAATATTTCAAAGACGATGTGATTAGATTTCATTCATCAGATCCTGCCATTGATAACGAGGATCTTCTTCTTGGTTGTACATCCATTGTATATCAATAGAATTGAATCTTCTTCTTAGCTCTTGTGCAACCTCTACTGGTGGCGCCCATGCAGTTTGGAAGCTCATGTGAACAGATGTCTCTTTATCATGAATATCTGTGTGATAGGCATCCCACTTGGTACCCCAGTTTTCTAGGTTCCAGTCATACCATCTGTCATCTGTTTTCCCACAAGGGAATCTCTTAACAGACATGACAACATCGCCTTCCTTATTTTTAATTTCCTCTACTTCAGTTGGCAATTCACCCTTGTCGTTGGGTGTTGTGTCCCAATCAGGTGAGGGAATTATTTTACTGAAGGTAACGTCATCAAATTTAGAACCTTCATGCTTCTTTGTCATAAGCTTAATAACTTCAGCTATAATTTCCTCATCCCCTGATATTTCTACTTCGTTTGTTGTGTTATTTGGCATTTTAGTCCTCCATATAATCTGTTTGTTCTGATATGTTGGCAAGTATTGGTACATACTTTTCTACAATCCCAAGTATGTTGTCGTGATATAAGCAGTTGTCGTTAATAAATTTTGTTATATTTAAAAACAAATCTTTATAAGTGTATACCTGGAAAGGCTTTACTGCTGTCGTTCCATCATTCTTTTGATAGATCAAACTAAAGGTCATATTCTTTGTCTCTACCTCTAGCTTTTGATGAATAATAATTGTTTCATTTTGAATATGATTATTTATATCTTCCACGTTACTTTCCTCCTCTCTGTTTTCGTAGTCTTGTTCTGCTTTATCTGTGTGTGGTCCTGACATAGTGTACTCCTTTCTAATCCATACGCCCAGGTGTATATTCAACATTGATATCGTGACGATCACGAAGGTGTGTGATGGCTGCATCCATCGTTGTTTCCTGCGACAAGCACCCTTGTGTCGGAGAATGGTACTGTCTTCATTCTTTCTCTCCTTTGATAAATTTATAATAATACTTCTCTCCTGTCGGCACATCGTGATGTGAGCAGACAGCCTTGTATGTCTTTTCCCCTGTCTTGTATAACGAGAAGGAAAAGAAATTTGTGTCAGGTATTACCCTCTTCCAGATATCTTGTGGGTTGGTAAGGTTAATCCATTGCTCGCCTACCCTTTTATCCCATCCTAAATCAACGCCTTTAACCCACATATTTCTTCCATGTTTCTCGATGGCGTTTCCAATGTGATGATTAATAGTGTACTCAAAATCTTCTATGTCCTCCTCATCTGGATTGGTAGGAAGTTGTGCTATCAGTTTACTGCTGTGAAGTTGTGCTATCAGTTTACTGCTGTGATGCTGATCGTATATTTGTGGCTTCATTATGCTCTCCTAAATTTGTTATCTCTGTAATCAGAACAGGCTTGTTGGTATTTCTTCCATCTTCTGAGGACAAAAAGACCAGCCTGTAATCGAGTCTCTTCTTCCTCAGTGTTACCAAACCGATGAATCTTTAGTGCTTTGGTCATCTTTCTTGTTGCATACCGTGGTGCATTGTATCCTACGATACGACACGCTTCATCCATCGTCATTTGATTCGCTCCTTTCAACAGGGGTTAAGTTATCTAAGGTCATGTCTTCGCACAGATACTCTAAGGGTTTTAGTCGGCCTTTAAATTGGAACTCTTTAGTGGTTCCGTCTTTGTTAAGAATTTCGTTGCCATCTTCGTCCTGCACGTAGAAGGTAATGTCGTAAACGCTTACTATGTTATATTTTTCTGGATCATATTTCATTTGATTCTCTCCTTAATCAATTGGTTCATAGGTATCACGATCAACCTGGACAATCTCAGTTTCAACGTGTGGATAATCTTTATCTCTTATTCCCTCCTCTAGTATTTTATCAAATCGGTCTTGTGCTTTTCTCATTGCTTTGATCTCAGTGAAACCTGATTCTTCAATGTAAGCTTCTGTTGTTTTGGTTATTCTAAAAAGATATTTAGCCATGTCCTTTCCCCAATAGTTTTTTCAGTTCAGCCTTAATCCTTCTGGCATCAGGTCCCCTCCATGTGGAGGCATTAGCCAGAAAGTAAGTAACAATACTTCGCCCAGAGTCCAGCCCAAAACTATCATTAGGTGTCTCTACACAAGCCATTGCTTGCAAGTATGGTCTTGCAGCAAAGCATTTAACATTGTCAGATCTAAATATATTATTAGTCTCTGTTGCTATCTCTCTGATTGTTCTATCAGTCATCTAATTTCTCCCATTGTTTCATTTTATTTGATGTATCAAGTAGTCTCCTCAACTATAGTTATTGCATTTAAAAGTTTAGTTTCTTCCTTAGTTAAACAACACTCATGGACCTTATATGCACCATCGCTAAATGCTTCAAGACCGCAATTACTTGCCATTATATCTTCATCTAAAGGAATTAAAGCATCACAACGGTCGCAGTCTAATGCCATGCATGGCGCACACGCATATCCGTCACGATATTCACCTTCTGCAAAAATTATATTACCTTCAGAATCTTCGGCCTGATAATCGGCATCCGCAGGAATACGGTTAACGAATAACCCGCTACCAAAAGATGTATCAGATCCACAATGTACGCATCTGTTTCCTATGTCAGTCATCTGATTTCTCCTCTGGTTTTTTCTTGCTAAAAACTTCATTTAATTTTTTTAAATCCTTAGTAAAATCTTTTCCAAGAACTTCCTCTAACCTCTTGGCTGCTTTTTCTATTGCTAGTTTAGACATATCCATTCTCCAATAAGTATGTAGGTGTTCTGATAACGATAATGTGTGGATCGTTATCTCTGTAGTAATCAGGCA